AATGGACAAAGGATAAGATGATGAGATTATTATTTATGAATGGTAGACATTGGAAAATAATGTTAATAATTACAATGCAATATCCATTAGGTATTCCTCCAAATTTAAGAACAAATATTGATTATGTTTTTATATTACGTGAACCTTATATTGCTAATAGAAAAAGAATATATGAAAATTATGCTGGTATGTTTCCAACATTTGAATCTTTTTGTCAGGTGATGGATCAATGTACAGAAAATTTTGAATGTTTAGTTATAAATAATAATTCTAAATCGAATAAATTACAAGATCTGATTTTTTGGTACAAGGCCCAAACTCATAGTAATTTTCGTCTAGGATCTAAAGAATTTTGGGAATTATCAAAGGATATAAATAGTGATGACGAAGATGACGTGTATGATCCAAATAGTGTTCAAAAAAAGGGGGCAGGACCTAAAATAAATGTTAGAAAAACTAAATGGTAATAATAATTATAATTATGATAATAATATTTTCTGTATCATTATTATATGTCAAGTAATAAGACTTCTCCAACGATAGATAAAGATAATGTAGGTGTTGTAGAAGATAATAACAACAATACGAACAACAACAATACGAATACCACTAATACGAATACCAACAATACGAATACCAACAATACGAATACTAAAAAAAATAAAAATAAAAAAAATTCTAATGTAAATGTGGATTCCTCTAATGAGATATTACAAGATTTAGAAAATTTAGAAAATTTAGAAAATTTAGAAAATATTGAGTCTCATGATGATTTTAAAACAACAAAACAATTTATTATTTTTAAAAATCAACTTGATTCCTTTATAAATAATAATTTATATATTTTAAAAGAATGTAAAGAAAATAAACGGTTATTAGATTTAGAATATGATGATTTAAATAATAAAATTAATTATATTCAAATTTCTGTTATTGTTCTTTCTACTGTATCTGGATTTTTACAATCTACAAAAGAATTTTTTTCTACTCCTGTTTCTGCGGTTTCTGTAGTTGGTATTTCGATATCAACTTATATTAGTTTAATTTTATCTATTTCCAAGTATTATAAACTGGATGAAAAGAAAGAAAGAATTCATAATTTAAGAGAAAAATATTCTAATTTACATAATAAAATAGAATACAGAATGGATATATTAGGTCCTTGGACAAATCATAAATTATGGGAACATCAAGATCCTGATGCTAAATTAAATGATTGGAATACTAAAGTGGTTACTGTTATGGAAGAAGAATATTTTACATTGATTGATACAAAACAAACCTTATGTACTGAATTTGAAATTATTATGGACTCAAAAAGTAGAAATGAATATAATATTAAAAATATAAATTTGATTCTTTCTAATCGAAAAAAATTATTCGAAACAAAAAAACAAGATTGGGCGTTAGAGCAAATGATTGAAAAAAATAAAATTCCTCTTGATTTTAAAAGTTCTATTCAATTACCAGGTGATGATTTAAATAATTGGGATGATCCTATTTAATTACCTGACTAATAGACTAACTATTTTATTGTTCACATTCACAATTTTTACAAATCCAATATGATTCTGGATAAGGGCCAGATTCTTCTTCTCTTTCATAATGATGTTTTCCATATTTTTTTATACAATCGTTAATAATATCATTATTAATAATATTTATTTCATTATTGAGTTTCTTAATAGTTTGTTCAAGTTTATATATTTCATATAGATTTTTTGTTTTTTTCAGTTCTTGAAGGTCAGTCCCCTTTACCATATAAACAAAATAATACATTTATTATTATATTGTTTATTTATAATTTAAATTAAGCATTTGTTATATTTACATATTCTTCAGATTCTTGAGTTTCTTCAGATTCTAGATTCGATAAACCATGATCTGTATTTTTATCTATTACAATATTATCACCTTCAAATAATTCTTTCTTTACATCTTCTAGAGTGGCATTTTTACCCATAGACTCTTCTTGAGTATTCATATTGGCAACAGATATTAGATTCCCTTCCGCATTAATAGTTTGTGTAAGTTTAGCTCCTGTTTCTGCTGCTTTCTTTTTATTATCCTCGATAGCCTTTTGTTTAGATTCTTTAACACGATTTTCAAATTCATCTTTTGCTTTCTCTTCATTTTTCTTTTTCTCACTCATCAACTCATTCAAGGTTTCTTCCATATATTCTACACGACCTGTTTTATAAGCTTCAGGATGAAAAGGAACCCAAATACCTACAGGACCAACATACACATCATGACTAGGGTCATTTTGTCTTAACATTTTACATCTTAATTCAGCTTCTTGTTGATTAGGAAAAGAACCACGAACTTTAATACCACGAATAGAAGTTTGAAAATTATGTTTGGTATCAAATTCTTTATTTAAATTGTCTTCATGTTCATCTAAGAAATTTTTATAATCGGTTTCTATATCGCTTTTAATTAAATTTTCTTTTTCATCTTTAGAAAATTCTTGGAAGTCTTTAGTAAGTTTGTCAAAATCTATATGATATTTAAATGAAATAAAATTTAAAAATTGAGTAAACTTTTCCATAGATTTACTGAAGTCCCAATTTTTAATAAACTGTTCAAATAAAAATGTTTCCTTTTGTTTTAAAATGTGTTCAGGAGAAATAAATGATAAACAGACAAATTTCTGCCCCGCAATACCTTTATCTTCATCTAATAAATCAATATATTTAGGGTTTTCTGTTCCATCAGAATTTTGTTTAAGTTCTACTGATTCTGGAGGTTTCGTTGGTTTAGAAAAACTCATTATAGATAAATATCCTATTAATATTTAAGTAATTTTACGAACTATAATTAATTTTTATTTTTTTCTTTTTAAATTATATATAATGACTGGTAATATGTTAGATTTAGGTGAACTCGTTAAGAGAGCTATCAAATACCTTGTTGAAGGTTTAATGGTTGCTATCGCAGCTTATGCTATTCCTAAGAGAGGTCTTAACTTAGATGAAGTTGCTTTAATTGCTTTAACTGCTGCTGCTACTTTTAGTATTCTTGATACTTATGTTCCTAGTTTAGCCATTAGTGCTCGTTCAGGTGCTGGTTTTGGTATTGGTGCTAATATGGTAAGATTTCCTGGTGGATTTTAAATACTAAACTATTGAAATACTAAATAGAAATACTAAATAAAATAATATGTTCATTTTTTTAATGATAATATTATTACTAATTTACAATTAAATTAATTATGTGTTACTTAAAGACAAAACAAATAATTAATTATATAATGTCAATAATTGAATATGTTTGGATTGGAGGTAATAATGAATTACGAAGTAAAACAAAAGTAGTTGATTATAAAGTTACGGATGGAAAAGATAATTTACATAATATTCCCGAGTGGAATTATGATGGTAGTTCTACTGAACAAGCCATTGGAAAACATTCTGAAATTATTTTAAAACCGAAAGCATCATTTAAAGACCCATTTCGTCCTGATGGAAACAATTTGTTAGTATTATGTGATACTTACGATCCACTAGGAGAACCATTACCATCAAATACTAGATATAATGCCAATAAAATTTTTCAAGAAAAATTAAACGAAGAACCTTGGTTTGGTTTAGAACAAGAATATTTTATAATAGATTCGGATTTACAAATTGATAAATTGCCTCCACAAGGACAATATTATTGTAGTGTTGGCGCACAAAATGCTTTTAACAGACATATAGCTGAACAACATTTACAATATTGTTTAAAGGCAGGTATTCATATAGCAGGAATAAATGCGGAAGTAGCACCTGGACAATGGGAATTTCAAATAGGTATATGCGAAGGTATTGAAGCGGGAGATCATTTATGGATGGCAAGATATATTTTGGAAAGAATTGGTGAGTTACATCATTTAATAATAGATTTTTCTCCCAAACCATTAAAGGGTGATTGGAATGGCTCTGGTTGTCATACTAATTATAGTACCAACGCAATGCGTAATGAAAATGGATTTTGTATTATCAACGAAGCAATATTAGAATTAGGAGAAAAACATAAAGAGCATATGGAAGTATATGGTTCGGGAAATGAACAAAGAATGACGGGAAAACATGAAACAGCGGCATATGATAAATTTTCATTTGGAGTAGGTAATCGTGGCGCATCAGTTAGAATAGGAAATCTTACTGTTGATGAGAAACAAGGATATTTCGAAGATAGACGACCTAGTTCTAATTGTGATCCTTATTTAGTAACTAGTATTATTTTTCAAACAACCTGCTTAACAAATAATAAAAACAAATAATAAAAGAAAAGAATAATATGATGTAATATGATATACAATATATTATTAAATAGTAGAAATAATTAAATAAACAATAATGAATTGAATTGCTGATGTACCTATTCCTAATGCTAAGTAAGATTTTTTCAAAAATAGTAATTCATCTACTTGCTCTTGGGAACATTCTTTTAATTTTGTGCATTTAGAGATGGTATAATTCATTCGTTTTGAATAAGGGATAAACGCATAAAGCATATAAGCGGTAGATACTATAATTAAACCTATAGACACTATTTTAGCTAATAAAGGATTTACTTTTAATGAATGAACACGTGACATATGATAAAACAATAAACTAGAGGTTAATATAACACTTGATACATTTAACCAACCGTCTAATAATGATTCAGGTAAATATGTGCTACCAGAATAGGCTAAATCTATTGTATTAGGAATAGTATTTGACATTAATATAATAATATAATAATATATTTTATATTTTATTTTTATATTGTGGGAATAAATTCCCAATCTAATTCCTCACATATTTTTTTCCAGATTTCATCTTGTTCAATTCTTTTCTCTCTGTCTTTAAGCATAGGAAAATAGGGTAAAAATTGGACTTGATCTAATAATTCACATAATTTATAAACGGTATAATAGTAATTTAAAAAATTAACACGATCATCAGGACAAAATTTAGCATACGGACCTTGTATTTCCATAAAAAGATTACATAATGAATCTTCTAATTCGGGACTCATAACAGGGGGTCTAATACCTAATTTATCTTTAATAAAAGGTATATGTTCATAATACTTATTATATCCTAATTTTTTTAGAATTTCCTTAGCCTTCTTATTATTTAATTGTTTTAAATCAATTCTTTCTTTTTTAATTTGATTCTTAATATTTTCAAGAACTTCGGGAGGTATTTGTGTTGTTTCTTTTGCTTGAAATTGGGCTAATATTTCTCTAAAATGATTAATTCTTTTATACGCATAAAAGCATGCTTCTTTGGGTGGTTCTTTATAAGATGGTTTTTCATTTTCAACTAAATATTGAATATGTTTATGACAAAAATTACAGACCATAATCCCTTCATGATCAATCGGGATTAGTTCTCCTTTTCTACATATTTGACAAATATCGGTTTCAACAATAAATTTATTAATATCAATAAAAGATTCATCGAGATTGGATAAATATTTTTGAATATTATCTTTATTATGACTATCATCAGTTTCTTCTGTATTGGTTTTAATTTTAAAAAAGGAATTTAATAATTTAGTTGGATTATTATTGTTAGATATTTCCTTTTTATTTTCAAAATAATCATAAATATATTTATTATTATTTAAATAATAATTTTTCTTATTTGATTTGAGGTCAATAATTTGACTTTTAATATTCTTAATTGAATCTTCTATTTCCAATTTTTGATCTATAGTTAATGAAGGGTCTTGTAATAATTTAATAAAATGTTTTTTTTTAGCCCGTAAATCAGGGATAATTTCACTTTGATCCCGTTCAAAATCTTTTTCAATTTCTTTATGTTTACTATCTAAAGTAATTATACTTTTTTCGTCCAATACAATTTTTTTATTGGTTTTATGTTTAAAACTAGGCATTCAATATAATATTTTTAAAAAAATTATATTTAATACATATTTTTCTGTAAATGTTTTCTGTAAATGTTTTCCATTAATGTTTTCGAGTTATATTTTTATTAATGTTTTCTCTCTATTTAACAAAAATGAACATTAATATTGACAATTTTGATATCAGTCAATTAAACCCAAAAATTATTAATTTAATGTTTTATTTAAATAATTATTTAGAAAATAACTGGAAAATTCAGAAAAAACAAAATTGTTATGTTCTTAAAAAAAAAGATTCCAAAATTTATATAGATGATGCATTTCAAATGCCATTTAGTGCTGATATATGTGAAAAAGATAAATATATTTTTTGTTTTATTCATAATTCATTAAATAATGGATGGAGTATGAAGAAAAACAAGGATGAATATATATTTATTAAATCGCATCAAGGGAAAAAAGAGATATTTTCGAATAATTATATACATACATTCTTGAAGGAGAATTTTAAATTAAATTTAATTAAATAATTAAATGTAGATAATATAGATATATTCATAAAAAAAAAATATTTAGCAATAATATAACCAATGGGAGGTGGATTAATGCAACTCGTAGCTTACGGTGCCCAAGATGTATATCTTACTGGCAACCCTCAAATTACTTTCTGGAAAGTCTCTTATAGACGTCATACTAATTTTGCAATGGAATCTATTGAACAAACATTTAACGGTCAAGCCGATTTCGGTCGCCGTGTAACCTGTACCATCAGTAGAAATGGTGATCTTGCTTACCGCACATATCTTCAAGTTACTCTTCCTGAAATCAATCAACAAATGAAAAATTCCTCTGGTTCTGCCGTTGGTGTTTACGCTCGTTGGTTAGATTTCCCTGGAGAGCAACTTATCTCTCAAGTTGAGGTTGAGATTGGTGGTCAAAGAATTGATCGTCAATATGGTGACTGGATGCACATCTGGAATCAACTTACCCTTACTTCTGAACAACAACGTGGATACTACAAGATGATTGGTAATACCACTCAACTTACCTTCATCACTGATCCTTCTTTCAATGATGTTGATGGACCTTGTGAATCCAACGCTCCTCGTCAAGTGTGTGCTCCTCGTAACGCTCTTCCTGAGACCACTCTTTATGTTCCATTCCAATTCTGGTACTGCCGTAATCCTGGACTTGCTCTTCCTTTAATCGCTCTTCAATATCACGAAGTCAAGATCAATCTTGATATCCGTCCTCTTGATGAGTGCTTATGGGCTGTTGGAGACCTTAACTGCGCCGGTAATGCTAATGGTGCCAAGGGTAACACTTCATCCGGTAAAGTCACTACCGCATACAACCAATCTCTTGTCGCTGCTTCCCTCTATGTTGACTATGTCTTCTTAGATACTGATGAGCGTCGTAGAATGGCTCAAAATCCTCATGAATACCTTATTGAACAACTTCAATTTACTGGTGATGAATCTGTTGGTTCCTCCTCCAATAAAATCAAGCTCAATTTTAACCATCCTGTTAAAGAGCTTATCTGGGTTGTCCAACCTGATGAAAATGTTGATTACTGTGCTTCTCTTGAATGCGGACAAACTCTTTTCTCCGTATTAGGTGCCCAACCTTTCAATTATACTGATGCCGTTGATGCTCTTCCTAATGCCATCCACTCTTTCGGTGGACCTGACGGAGTTGCTGAGACTTCTCAATCATACATCACCGCTGATGGTCTTTTCCACGATGCTGGTGCCGTTGATGTTACTGCCCAAAACTGGTGGACCAACCCTGGCACTAACGCTGCTGTTGCTGCTGGACTTGCTGCCGATGACTACGCCGGAGTCAACTTTGGTTTCGGAACCGGTTCTAACCAAACCGCACAATCTCCTCAAGTTGCCATTGCCAACTCTGGTGTCTCTGATGCTGGAACCTTTGTTCTTTCTGAAGCTTCTTTAGATATGCATTGTTGGGGTGAAAATCCTGTTGTTACAGGTAAATTACAACTTAATGGTCAAGATAGATTCTCTGAGCGTGAAGGAACATACTTCGATCTTGTTCAACCATGGCAACACCACACCCGTGCCCCTGACACCGGTATCAATGTCTACTCTTTTGCCATGCGCCCTGAGGAACATCAACCTTCTGGCTCATGCAATTTCTCAAGAATTGACAATGCTACTCTTCAACTTGTTCTCAGTAACGCCACTGTTGAAGGAACCAAGACTGCTAAGGTCCGTGTCTATGCTACCAACTACAATGTCCTTCGTGTCATGTCTGGTATGGGCGGGCTCGCCTATTCAAATTAAATTTTCATTATATATATTTTATATATATTAAGATTATTTTAACTTAAAGATATTCATATTATACTAATTATAATATGAACAATCAAACAAAACCAAAATATCTCATAAATAGTATTTATGAAAATAGCTGGAATATTGAATATTCTAACGGAAAAATATATATTGTTGATGATCATGTTTTTGAAATGATATTAAATTATAGCAAAAAATTTATATTTTACAATGATAATGATATATATCCATCGTATGGAGTAAATAGAAAATATATTACATTACTTGAATACATATTTGAATTTAATCCTGAATTATATAATTATAATTTTAAAACAAATAATATATTTGACTTAAGACATAAAAATATCAAAAGTATAGTTCCAAAAGATTTTATTGAATTAACAAAAAATTATAATGTTATAGAATATTTGACTGATGGAATATTAGTTCGCAGAGGTAAATATGCTGGAGAATTTAAAAATCCTATCTGTAAAATATTAAATGAATATAATAAGGAAGAATATTTAATGCTTTGTAATAAAAATAAATTATGTAGACTATGTCCTATTTCTTATCAAAAAATTTTAGACTTTGAAAAAAATAGTAACGAATTTAATAACAATAAAATAATTTGGTCTTATCATAATAATGGATATATATTGGGTAATAATTCATTATTTATCCATCAAGTTATAATGAATTATTATTGGAATGGTAAAGGAACCAAAAATAAAAGCGTAGACCATATTGACCAAGACCCATTAAATAATACTTGTGAAAATCTGCGTATAGTATCTCAAGAAGTTCAACGACAAAATTCTAAAGGTATTAAGGAAGGAACAAAACGAGCAAGGAAAACATCAGCACAACCTTTACCCGAAGAAATTAATGAAGATATGATTAAAAAATATGTTACCTATAATAGAGAATGTTACAATAAAGAAAAAAATCTTTATAGAGAATTTTTTCGTGTTGAAAAACATCCAAAACTAGACAAGGAACTCACCTCATCTAAATCCGAAAAAATCCCCATTCTAGAAAAACTAGCCCAAGCAAACAAAATCGTAGAAGATTTGGAAAATGATATTTATCCTACTGTTGTAGAAAAGGTTTTGCCTACATTTGTAAGCAACCGAGATTATAGAGGAAAGCCTCATTTAACATTTGATAGAAAAGCACCAGACGGACAAAGACAAAATCTTAGAATGGTTTTACCAGAAGAATATCAATTAGAAGAACAACTAATAATCCTTAGAGAGAAAATCAAGATTAAATACGATTTTGAATTTTAAACAAAATTTTTAAACTATAAAATTAAAAAAAACTCATTTTCAAAAAAAATTGAAGTATTTTTTGTTAATTGTTGTTGAGTAATTCTTAATTGAAACTTAAAAGCTAAACTTTAAACTTAACAAAATGAACTCTAACATGAACATGAACTACAACGATATGAATACTCCATCTAGATATATAGGTGATGAAAATGAGATATTCAGTTTCTATATCCCTCGTATTTCAAAAAATTATACCGAAGAAGATATTAAATTTGTATTTAATATTAATTGTATTGGTGAGGTAAAACGCGTCGATTTCGCCGAAATTACTTCAGAAAATCATAGAAATAATTCCTATAATTCAGCATTTGTTCATATGAATAATGTATTGAATACCCCAATAGGAAATATGATTATAAATGAAACTCATGATATGAATACATCCTATAAACTGTATACACATCCAACTCGTCCTGAATATTGGGTATTATTAAAAAATCATAAACCAATTAAAGACACTGACTTGAATATTCATCAACTAGCTGAAAATACTAGATTACTAGAAGAAAAGGTCACATCACAAGATAATATTTTGACAGAACAACAAAATATTATTAAAACACAACAGGAGCAAATCGAGCGCCTACAAGAAACTATTGACCAATTAATGGGACAAGAGAATGAAAATTATGATGAAAATTATGATGATAATCCTATGACCATTGATGAACTTGAAACTGCTGATTATGACTATGATTATCAACGCCCTCTACTAGCTGCTTGGCATAAATATAGAGAAGGAGGTGTTGTTCATTCTAAAGAATTTCGTGCTATATTTGAACAAAGCCGTCAAGAAGATTTACTCAATAATATTGATCCACTGAATAAATATGGTTATGATTTCTATGAGAATAATGATGGTAGTATGAGTATGGAATGTAAGATTCAAAAATCCATTAATTCTTATAATGATGATAATAGACAGCTCAATAATCGTAATTTTGAGTCAAGTTTGGATATGGAAACACGCAAGTTGTTTTCTACACACTTATGTAATAATTAATAAATAAAAATAAATAAAAATAAATAAAAATAAATAAAAATAAAAATAAAAATTAGATTAGGAATAGTATAGATTTTATAACATTTAATTAAATAAAAACTTTTTTATTTTTTTATTAATATTCTACATAAGTATATTCAATATTACCTAAAATATCTTCATTTTCAATAGTTATTACATTAGATGAGGGTTCTAGTGGGGCGGATGGTGTTGGATTTGATTGTGAATTTGGTGAATTAGGCGGATTAGCCGGATTTGGCGGAACAATAACAAATTCTGGATTTATAATATTATATGATACATCTACATCTACATCTACATGATGTAAAGTAAATGAATTAGTTGTTACTTCTGTGGAATTATCAAGTATATTTTCTAAATATCGTATATATCCTCGATTATTATCATTACTGCTATCAGTACTATCAGAACTATCACTTTCATTACCATTAGTCTCATCAATATTTTCTTCAATATCAATTTGATTATAGTTAATACAAACTTTTACCCAAACTCCTATAACCATTATCATTCCTATTCCTACTCCTATTCCTAGTCCTGTTAATAAAGCATATTTATACATATATAATTATTAATATTATTAATATTAATTATTAGTGCTTTTTTTTAAGTTATGTTATTGAAACTCATCTTCTTTATTAATAAACATATGTATCTGAAATATTGTTATGTATATACATACTCCAAATAAAAGCCAAATGAAATAATTGATATCCCAAAATTCGGGGTACCACATTTGTATTTCCTTCAAAGGATATATCATTAAGCGTATTCCACCCATTGGAGAGAAATAATCATTTCTCCACCATATATTACCCATCTGCGGAGAAAATTGAACATATAGTAAATAGAGTAGTGTAATAAACAATTCAAACAATAATAACATTTTATTCAATATATATATAAGAATGGAAAGTAAAACTGTTTTTTTTACTCTAGCATCATTTTTAATTTTTATTGTCATTCTCTCTATGTTGGGAATTTTAGGACCCACTGACACAACCTCAACAGAAAAAGTTGTAGTTACTGGTGGAGGTGCTGGTATAGGAAGATACTTTTATCCTCCTGTATATGGCGGAAGACCCTACCGAAAAAACGTTGTATATGCCCCCGATGTTTATATGGCTCCTGGTCCGTATGACCGTCGGTTTATGAATCGTAGATTTAGAGGATATTGGTAAATAGATTAAAAAACGATTTAAAATAGTTTCTTTATAAAGTATATAATGCAGATCTTTATTAAGACTCTTACTGGAAAGACTATTACGCTAGAAGTAGAGGCGTCCGACACTATTGATAATGTTAAACAAAAAATTCAAGATAAGGAGGGAATTCCACCCGAGCAGCAGCGGCTGATTTTTGCTGGTAAGCAATTAGAAGATGGTCGCACATTAAGTGACTACAACATACAGAAGGAGTCAACACTTCATTTAGTCCTCCGATTAAGAGGTGGTGAAATACCATTAAATCACTAATAATATAATATAAAGATATATCAATATATATATTTATATAATGGAGTGTTCTAAGTGTAAAGAAGAAAAAGAATTAATGCCTAAAAGAAAGGTGTGTAGATCTTGTTATAATAAAGAAAAGGTTATACAACGACAAAATCGTATTCCAAATGAACGAGAAGAAGAATGTCGAAAATGTTTTCAAATAAAAACTATTCCCAAAGGTAAAATATGGTGTAAAGAATGTAAAAATGATTATGAAAAATTAAGAAAATCAAAATTTACGGAAATGAAAAAAGAAGAAGAAAAACAAAAAAGTCAAAAATATTATAAACAAATTAAAGAAAATGTTAAAGAAATTGTTATTGATAATACTGAAACCAAAATATGTTCTGTTTGTAATGAAAATAAGACATTAGATAAATATTTTGTTGCAAAATGCAAAGGAACAATACGGGCTGCGTGTAAAGAATGTTTATCCAAAGATAGAAAGGAATATTACCAAAATAATAAGCAGCAAACTATTAAACAAAATACTATTTATCAAGTTGCTCGTTGTAAAGTAGATCCTGAATTTAAAATTCTAAAAACATTACGAACTCGTTTATGGCACGCCTTAAAAAATCAAAAAGCAGATAAAAAATACAGAACAAAACAACTAACAGGTTGTGAATTACCATTTTTAAAAGGATATTTAGAAGCCAAAT